ATAATGAATAAAGCAGTTAATCCTTGTTTTAGTTGGATCGTTTTCATCCCAGTTTGGTGTAAGTGATACGATCTGATTACTGCTGCCGCATCTGGTAATAACATAAGGTAATGGTATACTATAGTCCTCAGATGCATTGTTATTGTCAAAAAAATCATTCAAAACCAGATATTCGTGCGTCTCATAAAAAGGAAAACGGGAATTTGTCGGATCTACCTGTTTTGCTTTAGAGTTGTCTGTTGCTTCTTCCCCATCGCTGCTACCTACACTATCTAGGTAATCAAGATCAACTTTTGAAAATATCCCGCTCTGCATGTTAAAAAGAATTTCTCTTTTTGAAAGATACCTAATATGAGTTAGACGATTTGATTCGGTAATACTTGAGCAGTTATTATCAAATAAAAAATCCTCAGGCATGATAAACCGGCTCAATGGCTTACCTGTAATCGGATCGTAGTAGATTTTCCTAAATACACACCCATAAAGAATCAGATATAACAAAAACCGATCGTAGTCTGGATAAAAACCCTTATCTTCTACTGTTAAGTACTCATTTAAAGCATCCCTAACCATCTCGCCTTTTAACTCATAGTCCTCATCTACGCTTACATCAGTCCTAAATCCTACAGGACCAGTTGAGGGAAGTAACTCGGAGCGAAGAGTTGCCCAGAGCCTGAGTACGCTGCTAGAGAAAGTAGTATCGTAAGTCTTAATCTGGGCAGCGTTTCCAATGGAAGAATTGGATTTAGATTTGACATTATTTGGGTCTTGTATTTCCTCAATTTTAAAGCCAAGTAAGGTTTTAGCCTTTTCAATTATATCAAGCCAGGGCGCGCGGTTTTTTGTATCTTTTTCTGTTACCTCTTCCAAGTAAGCAGCTATTTTATCTCTGACGCTTTCCGGTATATCATCCGCAAAGTTACTATTAAAGGTAGCATCCGGAGGTGCTAATTCTTCGCCCTTCTTATCTATAAGTGATAAGATTTGATCTTCTAGGGAAATAAGTGCTTCTTCTTCCGGTAAAACCGGTTCATCTAAACTACCTGTTTCTTGTGGTAGGATTTGTTCTTCCATCGGCATTTCTTGAGTCAAATTTAGAAATTCAGGCTCAAAACTCTGGGATGCCGATAAATCAAGATTAGTCTTTCCTTTTTGCTTCCTTCTTGTTGCCATTAGTATAATTTCCTAGGTTTAGTAATTATCTCATCTTCCTTAACATCACTTGTATGAATTAAAGTATCAAAGTCTCTAAGGTACAAAATTGCCTGTGTCATCGAGTCAACCAGGTCTTTTGATTCCCCGTTTGGAAAAGTTATCACTGTTTCTAAAAACTCCTCGGCAAAACTCTGGAGTTTGTCAGGGTTTTTCTCTTCAGTCGGTAAATACAGGAGACCACACTCAATAAGAGGTGCTGCTCTCTGTACTCTTGCATTCTTATCGCCTTTTGGGGTGTAGCCTATAGCAGGAACTCCTCCAAGCCTTAGATCACGTATTAAAGGATCGCCCGTTGCCTTTGCCTCAATAAGGCAAATATCTACGCTTCTTTGAGCCGGCATTGGGTTCTTATGCTCACCTATATCCTTATAATCTTTAGCTAAGCGCTGAGCCCTGCTTCGCAGCTCCGGATAGCCTACACGACCCCGCCAACTAGAGAGTAGCATCATCCTAAATAACTCATCCTCGGATTTCTCGCCCCAAACTCCCCACGTAGTACAGGCAGAATAGGCCGCTGTCGGCTCATCGGAAATTGCCGTATCCCAGCTTTGCAATATGTAATCAAATTTAGGCTTAATAGGGCTAGTCCAGGACTTAAACCATTTTTTCTTAAGGATTCCGCCACCAATAGGGGAAGGTCTTTGCTGACACTGCCCAGCATATCCATAAGAGCCGAGTAACTTTTTTAACTCATTTACCTGCTTTTCGCCAAAGCGTAAGCTGCTGAGTAACTCCCCTTCTTTGTTTCTGGGGTCTTCCCAAATAACCTGATCTATGCCAAGCGGCACGGTAATACACTTGCGCTTTTCTTCAAATTCTAGCGGCAGCACTAATTCTACCCAATCACCCTCGCTGTCATTCTTTCTGATATAACCGGTTAAATCATTCTCGTGCGTTCTTTGCTGGACAACTATTCGGCAGTCATTAGCTGGGTTATTTGAACGGGTAGACATTCTCTGCGTCCACCAGTTAATTACGTTCTCACGTTTTACTTCAGATAAGTCCCCTGGGTCGTTAGGGTCATCAATGATAATAATTGAACCGCCTTTACCGACAGTTTTAGATACCACGCTTGTTGATTGCCTATATCCTGTTTTGTTATTCTGAAAAAAGCTCTTCACGTTCTGGTCTCTAAGAAGAGGGAATCTATAACCCCAATTATCCTGATACCAGTTACTTTCGAGTAATGATCTATTCTTCTGTGCATGCTCAAGACTTAAGGAATTAACGCAGGAAACAGTTAAAAACCGCTCACTAGGGTTATGTATCCATACCCATGCAGGAAAGGCTACCGATATTAAATTGGTTTTACCGGTACGAGGAGGTACATTTATGATCAGCTTCTTTATTTGGCGTGCGTAAACCGCCTCTAAATGCTCAGCTATAGCCTTTATATGCCAGCTATCAACATAAGGCATATTACCCTCAATATAAGGCCATGCGCTTTTAAAAAACTCATATAACGAACTGCTTGCAAGATATCGTTCCTTTAAAGCTGCAAGTTTTGCTCTTCTGCTTTGCAGTTCCGCAATAGCAGTTATTCCATCAGAGAAACTAAAACTATGAATAGAGTTAGAATTGTGCATCATAAAACTTAAAGTTTCCTTTACTTAAAATAATTATAACACAGCTCTTTTATATCTTGATTTTCTCGTGCTTTTTTGATTTTGGTATTGAGATTATTTATGTTATGTTTTTTTAATTTCAAAAATAAAGGAGTAAAATTATGAAAATCAAAAAATATCTCTTATCAACAATAATACTTAGTTGCAGTACTGCCTTAGCAAGTGAAGCCCTACCTGTTGCATCAGGTTTAAACATTAAATTTGGAGCTTTTGCTGCTTTTGAAAGTGGATTTAGCAATCAGGGTAAACTAAAAGGCTCAGAGAAGAATATATCGGCAAATAAAGAAAAGTTTGCTTTCTTCAATAACACTGCTTTTGTTGCTAATATTTCCAATACTTCTGACGATATTACTTATGGTGCTAAAATTGTACTTGCTCCAACAACAAAAAGGAAAGTAAACAATGATTATAATGGTTCACATGTATTTTTAGAGCACGAATTTGGTAAGATTGAAGCAGGTTCACCTATTCCTGTTGCAAGAAACATGACTGTAAATGATGGAGATATACCTGCAAACTACATAAAAACAGGTATAGAGTATTTAAAACAAGGTAAAAAAGCAAATCCATCGTTCTTAACCTCGGAAGAAACTATAATCGGTGATTCAATAACTGCCGGTTTAGACTCAGCAACTTATAGCAGCGAACCGCCAAGAACAATAAATTATTACACCCCTAAATTTGCTTTGAGCGAATCAAGTAAATTGCAATTTGGTATATCTTATACTCCTGATTCGGCTAATACCGGTATAGATAAACCATCTACCAAATCAGATGGTATAACAAAATACGCAATAGAAGAGCAGGCTTTAGAGAGATTTGAGATTGATAAGTCAATTAAGGATGCGCTAACTGGCGGGATAGTATTTGAGCAAAAATTAACAGAAGAAGCGGAATTAAAACTAGCTCTAACTGGTGAACATGGTAAAGCCGCAGGTAAAATCAAGAAATTTGCCACTAAAGATGCCAAAGACCCTTTAGAAGAATATAAATTAAGTAATCTAAGAGCTTATAATATTGGCGGCGAATTAAAAATAGGTGATTTTAAGTATAATGCTTGTTATGGTTCTTTTGGCAAAAGTTTAACTAATAAAGCACTACATAAGGCCGGTAATAAGTCCCATTATTACAATGCTGGAATTAGCTATACTTATAATAAAGCTACGACAACTTATGTAGGATATTTTGCTTCTGATAAGTTTAAAAATAAGGTAAATTCTGTTAAATTAGGTGTTAGCCACATACTTGCACCGGGACTAAAGCCTTATGCTGAAATCCATGCTTATACCCTTAAAGGTAAGCCTGAATTCTATTCAGAGCTAAAAGCAAAAAAGGTAAAAGGTACAGTAGCACTACTCGGTGTTAAGTTATCTCTTTAATTAAAAAAAAGGTTTTAAAATGAACAAGCAAGAATTTATCGACCATATTGCAAGTCAACATGGATGTACCAAAAAAGAAGCTGAAAAGGCTATTGATGTATTTACTTCTTCGGTAATTGATGCCTTGGGAGAGGGAAAGGAAATATCCCTTATTGGCTTTGGTAATTTCTCCGTAAGCAAGGTTGAAGCAAGAAATGGTATTAATCCAAAAAGTAGAGAAAGTATAAAAATAGCCGCTTATAACCAACCAAAGTTTAAGGTCGGTCAGAAACTTAAAGATGCTTGTAACAAAAAATCTCGTTGACCTAGAATATGATTTTATGTATCTTCCCTAACATGATTTTTTCATAATTAATCATTATTTTTCCTGTAGACGTACCAGTTTTTTGCATGAATTTTTAAACTGGTACGACTTTTTTTAAGTACGTGTTGTCAATTCTCCAATTCTTTTAATTGTTTAGCTAGGTTTTTACATTCATTAGTTACATATTCAATATCTCTATACACTTCTTCATGAAAAGATTTAATACCTGGTGCTAAATCACCAGCATGCCCACAATCAAAACCTACTACAAAAGAGGCGTACTCATCTATAAAAAGATTAGGACGTTTTTCATGACGTTTAATTCTTTTTGCATTTGCATAAGTTACTCCTCCGTGAACGTCTAGATTAAGGAAAAATTCATTGTCAACATTTGTTTTACCATACAATTTATGCTCCTTAGGTAACTCTACATATCCGCATAAATGTTTTAATTCTGGATGCCGCTGTATAAAACATCTGTATCCCGTATCCTCATCAATAAATTCTAAAAAATCAGGTTCAGTTTCCCAAGGACGGGTCTTAGGATTAATATCATATTCATCTTCTAAAGTCTTCCACTCTTCTAAACTGCAAAATCTTTCTTTTAATGCTTCTTTCGCCGCTCCTAATCTGTGAGTTTTAGCCTCATAATCAACTAACTGATTTTTCCACTGCACATACCATTCGCCTATTTGGTAGCAAATAAAATCTACTTGTTGCTTTGTAAACTTTCTCATTTTTCCTCCTGTTTATTAAAATGGTCTTTTATGATATACATCACCTGTGCTTTTCTTGTGCGCAAATCTTTTTCTGCTTCCCTATCTATCTTTTCCAATAGTTCTGCATCTAGTTCAACGTGTACAATCACTTTTTGTTCTTTGGTCATTTTCTATACCCATACATTTTCATAACCACATTCACAGAAATAAATTTCTTTATCCCCTATGTCTATTAAATCATCAGGATCGTACTCCTTACCGCATTCAGCACATTCTATTGTCATTTTTTAACCTCATTCTATTTTTTCTCATCATCCTCTACTAAAC